TATCAAGAAAACCTAAACGAGGTAATGAAGGTAATTTAATTTTATCTCCTTTACCTTCTTTTGGTTTTTCAAGTTTTTCTTCTTTTTTGGCAAATCTTTTTTTCTCACCTTCTTTTTTCTTTCTCTTTTCATTTTCTGCTTTTAATAATGTATTTGTTTTGATTAAATCACCAATTTTAATCACTTGTTTCTTAATAAAACTTACCCCAAAAGAAAGATTATCATCAACAACCGATTTAGCACTAATCCTTTTCACAGTAGGTATTAAAGAACTTCCCTTTAAAAGTTTTGCTGGATTAATTTTTGCAGGAGGAAGTGCTTTAGGTTTCATAGTTTATGATTATGCTACTCCGTGAATTGCAAGTATTCTCTTTCTTTCATTATTACTGTGAATAGAATTAAATGATGGAGCTTTTGGAACTCCTGGTGATGATGGTATGGAAGGCATCGTCGTGCTTGTTTTACTTGTCGTAGAAACAAGTACAGGTGGAGCAGATGGAGGAGTAATATTTTTTGCTCTAAAAGGCATTTTTGATAGTTGCATTGGTGACTGCACCATTCCACCTTGAGCATACCTTGGTTCTTTTGGTTGTGATGGACTAAAAATAAAGTTTTTAACTCTCTCTATAATGTTTGGTTGATTTTTACTCCCATTCATATCTGGTTTCATAGGAGGAGTTTGAATTTGTTTGGATTGAGAAGAAACTATATTGGGTATTGGTGCAGGTTTTGGTAATTTTGCATCATAAAACCACCCAAAGAAATTATGACTTTTACCTCGGGTAACATCGGAAGGTTTCATATATTTTTTCTGACTTTCTCCTTGAAAATCAGTTCTTCCACCAACAAATTTTGCAGATTCTCTTTGCAATACTGGATTTGTAATTGATTTAGCAGCCATATCAATCTTTTTTTCATTGCCAGTAGCATTGATTGCAGAAACTCTATCTTTTATTGATCTCCACTTAGATGGATTGGAAAAAGTAGGTTGATATTGACCTGGAGCAGTAATTACTGCAGAAATACTTTTTCCACCAGGATAAGATCCAAGGTTGATACGATTGTATATTGACTGTGCTACATCTGCCTGACCTTGAGGATTTATACTATCCTCCTTTGATGCAAGTGCTGCTATCTTCCAAAAATCAGGAGAACCTCCAACCAATCCACCACCAGCAGCATAAGTAGTCCCACTAATCATTTTTGGCCTATTTGTACCACCACCGGCAGCATTCATTGCTTCCAGAGTATTCACACCATATTTTTCAACAGCACCACGAGACATTACAAATTCACCATCACTTAACATTGCAGGAACCTTATCTACACCTTTTTCACCACTTACATATCCAGGACTAAAAGAACCACCACCAAACATTCCAAACAATTTCTTAAAGTTTGCAAACCCACCACCATTATAGGTAGGAATTTTTGGTTGCTTATCCTCACCTTGTCCCGCAAAATTTTCTATTCCTTCACTTAGAGCCATTGTGGTTCCAACTGTTGTTGCAACTGATAATCCTGTTGCAACTAATTTACCACCTTTACCTCCAAGAAATTTTGCTGCTCCCTTTGCCCCAACCATTTGAAAAACAGTTTGAAGCAACTTTCTTGTTCCCAAAAATACTAAACTAGTAAGACTACCAACAAACTTACCCAAACCTGTTCCAAATCTAAGATAAAGTGCAAGAAGTTTTGGCCAATGATCACCAAAGAATCTAAACAAGGAATCAATCTTTTTCTTGTTTGCTGGATCTGCAAACCAATCTAACAACTTGAGAAAAACTTTACCCCAGAAAATAGCCATAAAGAAATCAATGATTCTTCTAAGCATTGATTTCACTGGAGCAACAACCTTTTCTGCTGTTTTAATTGCAAGAGCAAATCCTTTTTCTAGTTTTGATTCAGCAAGTGCTCTCTTTGCATTCTCACCTTCCTTTCTTTCTCTCTCGTTTGAATCTTTTTGTGTTTTATTTTGTTGAGTTAGATTTTTAACAATTTCATTCAATAAACTTGTAATTTCATTAAAACTATCTTGAGTTTCTCCTTTACCAATTGCTGGAGAAAGTGATAGTTTTTTGATTCCAGAAAGTGCTCTCTGTTTTCCCAAATTCATTCCAACTGCAGTACCTTTTTTAAAACTTTCTGCAGTAATCTTTTTGACTTTAAATCTACCTTTCTTACCCTTTATTTTTTTCCATTCATTTGTAAGCAATTCAACTTCTTCTGTTGGAAGAGTTTGCTTTCTCATTCTTGCAGCACCCATCCTCTCTTTGAGAAGAGATGCATAAGTATCATAATCAATATCAAAAACACCTTCAAGACCAAGTAATCTTAGTATCCTTTCGTCTATCTTCTCATCAACTAAGGCACGACCATTCTTCGGTTTTAATACTGGTACAATTTTAGAAGAATTGAGTGCCATTTACTTGCTGTTGTTTTGTTTTTTCTTCTTCCAGGTGTTGCATTAACAATTCAACATAGATGTCTCGTTCCCAAGGCATCATATTTTCGATCTCCGTTAATGAGTATTTATGGTACTGCATCAAGGCAAAGTTAAGACGAAAATAGCTTTCAAGGTTCATATGAACCAGTGCTATGCGAAAAAAGATGCTAACCCTTCTAAAACAACTTCACTTTCAACTTGAGTTTTTGGATTTGTAACTTTAACTTTATGAGAAAGTTTAGGCATCGTTTCAAAGAACTTTTCAATTTCCTTGAATTGCGATGAATTCATTTGCTCTAAAAATTCATTCAGTTCTTTTTTAGTCACATCAGCAGTAGACCAAACTTCATCCTCAGTATAGATTTTATCAATACAAGAAGCAATCAATTCAAATGATTGATCCATTGCATTTGTATTTGAAAAATCAAAATTAGTTTTAATAAACTGCTCAAGTGATGGATACTTCATTTCCATCATAATGCTTTTATCTACACGAATTTTATTTGTGTGATCTTCATTCTTTTGGACTTTAATATCATCCAAATTAAGAGTTACTGTAGTTGTAGTTTCTTCATCATCAGGGCAGATTATATTAACCTCTATTTCCTCTCCAACAGATTTGCCACGAATATTAAGAAACAAATATTCAATATCAAATGTTGGAAGTGTTTCTACTTTTACACCCTTTGATAAAATACAATTTTTAATTACTGTCTTAATTGCATTTGTGATTTGCTTTGTGTCTTCACTTTCTAAAGCAATCACTAATACTTTTTCTTCTTTAACTAAAAACGGTCTGTATTGAATTGTCTCTCCTGTTGATGGCAATTCAACTTCATAAGTTGGTGTACTAATCTTTGGTAAAGGCATAATGACCTATAGAATTTCAGTATGATTATTTAGTTGTAATCTCTGTAATCACTAGTCTCTGGAGTAATATTGACAGAATTGCCGGATGCAAATGCAGCAGCATAGTTAACTCCACCAGTTACATTATATCTTGCATAGTCTATTCCAAGATTAAGATTTGGATTATAAGAAGCTGCATTAATTGCTGCGGCTTGTTCCGGAGTTATGTTATTAAATAGATTTTCCTGCGACTCTGTATTAAATTCTCCACTGACAAGATATCTAGTATAAGTAAAAGAAACTGTACATTTTAACAAAGAAGAGGAATCATAAGATACGGGCATTGATTGTATATTAATTGGATATGCCTGAAAAAATCTATAACGAATATATCTTCCATTATAATCTCTTTCAAATTTATTCAAATAAACTTCTGTTCTGTATCCACTTCCAGATTGATTGGATCTTCTAGCTCTTCCAGTACCATTTGGATATCTCACCTTATAAGAATAATTTGGTAGTTCTATTGCATTATTTTTTACTCCATTTTCATCAGTATATTGCTCATTTACAATATACCCAATCCAATTTTCAAAGAATTTAATTATATTATAATCGTGATCAACATAAAAAGTAAAATCAACTCGGTCATCATAAATCCTACGATATGCGTGCTTCTCAGTTACACCAGTAAAATCATTATTAATATCCAAAGTTGCTAAAGAAGAACCGGGCAAAGAAGTTTCACAACAAAGCAAAGAATAAATCTCTGCATAATTATTATCATAAGCAACTCCAATACCAGCTTCTTGTCTTTGCTTCAACCAATTTTGAACATCAACTGGAGGATTAAACCAACATTGAAAATGAGAAGTTAGTGCAGGTCTTAATATTTTTGATTTTATATCAAATACACTTTTCTTTGATGGAGACGGAGATGCCATCTATAAATACTTTTTAACTGGTATATATTATGTATTAAGGAAAATGGCAGAAAGTATTAAGAGTAAATACAAACCATCTTATCCACAAAAATACAAAGGTGACCCAAATAATATTATTTGTAGAAGTAGTTGGGAAAGACGTTTCTGTAGTTGGTGTGATTTAAATGAAAATATTTTAGAATGGGGCAGTGAAGAATTTTACATTCCATATCGTTCTCCAGTAGATAATAGAGTTCACAGATACTTTCCAGATTTTATTATTAAAGTAAAAGAACAATCTGGAAAAGTTAAAACTTATGTAATTGAAGTAAAACCCAAAAAACAAACTGTTCCTCCACAAAAAAAGAGTAGAGTCACTAAATCATATCTTTATGAATGTACGACTTATGCAGTGAATCAAGCAAAGTGGAAAGCTGCAGAAGAGTTTTGTAAGGACAGATTATTGGAGTTTAAAGTAATCACAGAAGAAGATTTGGGTATCAAGTAATGGCAGAAGGTTTCGGTCAATATATTGCAGGATCAACGGCAAGAGTTAGAAAACTCAAACAAGAAGTTGGAAGGATGAGTGTAAAAGATCCAGAAGACATTATGGTTTTGATTATGGATATCTTTAAAGAAAAAACTTGGATACCAGAACCAGGAAAGTTTTATACGTTCGTTTATAATCCTAAGACTCCAAATATTGAATATGATCAGCACCCGTTAATTGCTTGTACAGAAGTTCAACGGTGGGGATTTAAAGCAATTAATTTTCACTGGAGAGAATCAAGAAATTATACTTGGGAAGAAATAGCAGGACAACTTCACGTCATTAAGTATGAAGAACTTGATGAACTTCTTTCTATACCTTATGCAAAATTCCTTCTAAATAAATAAAAACTCCTTATAAATGTCTCATACTCTACAAAAAATTGAGATCATTAATCCTCTTGTAAACGGGGAGAGAGTTTGATGGCAACTAAAACAATTGTCAGTGATCAAAGTAAAACTCCTGTTGGAAGTCAAAAAACAGAATTATATACTAGAACAAGGATCACATATTCATTAGATCAAAATGGAAAGGTAGATTCAAATTCAATAAAACAAGAAATATTATATCAACAAGTACCAGGAGATCCCCCAGTAATTGCTGCAACAAGAACTGGCGCAACTGGAGATTTTACTTTTACTAAGAACAGTTTTACTGGAGAAACATATTTTGGAGCAGATGCTCAAAAGTCTCTTAAAGAAGGGGCACTAAAAACTACTACACAACAACAAATAAACACTGCATCTAAAAAAGAAGGATTAACACCAGAACAAACTAAAGCAGTATCAGGGTCTTCTAATGCAGCAACATCAACAGAAACAGGAGACCCAATAACCAATGAAGATAGAAAATTTTTTGAGGGAGAAAGAGAAAGTATAGAAAAAAATCAAAGACAAAAATATGACGATGTAATTTATCCTGAAGGATTAAAATTAGAATATCAAGATTGTATCAAATTCACAATTGTAAAATATCAACAATCTGGATTAAGACCTTTTGGTTCACAAGATCCAAACTTGAGAAGAGTAATTCTTGAAAATGGAGTACCTTTAATTAAAGAAAGACAGAGATTAGCAACGATAGTGTTACCAATACCAGGAGGAATTCAAGATTCAAATCAAGTTGTATGGTCATCATCAGAATTAAATGATATTCAACAAGCATTTGGTAATCTTGCACAAACTGGGATAATGGGAGGAAATTTTGCAGAAGAAGCAAAAAAATCAGCTGAAGCAGCTACAAAACCAGGCAGTGGAGTTAGAACTGCATTTATATCAAAATTAACAGAAAGTGCTATTGGGCAAGGTAATTTAATGCAAAGACAGTTTGGAACCATCATAAATCCAAACTTAGAATTACTTTTTAATTCTCCAGGCCTTCGTCAGTTTTCCTTTAGTTTTAAATTATCACCACGTTCAAAAACTGAAGCAGAAATAGTTAGAAAAATTATTAGAAATTTTAAACAAGCAATGTCGGTAAAAAGATCTACTTCTTCATTTTTATTACAAACACCACATACCTTTGCAATTTCTTATATTTTTAAAAACAAAGATCATCCATACTTAAATAAATTTAAAGAGTGTGCATTAACAAATTGTAATGTAAATTACACTCCAGAAGCAACATATATGTCCTTTGAAGATGGAGCAATGGTTTCATACCAACTTGATTTAACTTTCCAAGAACTTGAGCCAATTTATGATGATGATTATGGTAGTGGATACACCAACATAGGTTACTAAAATGCCAAGTTACTTCCGCCAAGTTCCAAACTTTGAATACGTTAGCAGACTTCCAGATGCTAAGATTGGAGACTATGCTCCTCTTAAAAATCTATTCAAGAAAGGAAAATTAAGAGAAGACATTTTTCAAAACTTAGCAT